AAATGTCCCCCCGTTTTGAAGCTATTTATATAAGGCTTTTTTCAAGTGCGGTAGTTCGGTTCACGAGCTACCGCATTTTGTTGGGTAATCGTCCATCAATGGCAGGGGTGGGAGCCGGGACGAATAAGCAACGGTTTTAAGCGAAAACGCTGGCAACGCCCTAGGGTGTTCGGCGGCGTTTCGTTCTTACAGAAAAACGGAGCTATTGCGAGCAAACGCGAGATCATGCTTTTCGCGTTTATGCCTTGATTTCGCGATGTTCCACGGAAGGCTAATCGGCGTACACGGCTGAATACGGGCGAATATGGAGCCCTGCATCAAATATCATTTCGCGAAAATCATATTTTACGTAATAAAGTGACATTCCGGGGGTGGGTGAAGTGTAAATGCCACGTGAACGAAGTCCGATCCGCGATGAGGCTAGGCAAATGTGGATCGACAGCGGCGGGCAAATGCTGCTGAAGGATATAGCAGCCCATTTCGGCCTCGGTGAGACGCAAATACGCAAGTGGAAGTCGGAGGACAAGTGGGCCGCTGAGCTGAATGGTAACGTTACTAATCAGCCGAAAGGTAACGTTACTAATCCGAAACGCAAAGGCGGTCAGCCAGGGAACAGGAACGCCAAGGGGAACCGCGGCGGGCATGGCGGTCCGCCGGGCAACGATAAGGCGATTAAGCACGGATTCTTCCGACGCATCTTCCCGGACGACGAGGAGACACACGCCATTATCGACGAGATTCAAATCAAGAGCCCTGCCGAGATTCTGTGGGAGAACATCGTCATCCAGTACACGGCGATCGCGCGGGCACAGCGCATCATGTACGTTTCGGACAAAGATGACTTGACCAAGGAACTGAAGCGTCAGAAGCAAACGGAGACGGGCTGGGAGGAAGAGCACGAGCTACAATTCGCTTGGGACAAGCAGGCGAGCTTCCTACAAGCGCAGTCACGGGCAATGGCGACGCTGGAGAGCCTGATGGCTAGTTATGAGGATTTGCAAGCGGAGGGGCTTAAGAACGAACGCCGCAAGCTCGAGCTCGATAAGATGCGCGCCGAGATCGCGAAGATTCGCGGCGACGAGGATCCGGCCGAGGACGACGGCTTCCTAGAAGCACTGAAAGGCAAGGCAAGCGAGGTGTGGGCCGATGGCGAAGCCGAAGCTTAAGCCGGCGCCGTTCCGCTGGTCTCCGTTTTCGGACAAGCAGCTGAAAGTGCTGACGTGGTGGATGCCGGGTCAGAGCCCGCATGCGGACAAAGACGCGATCATCTGCGACGGCTCGGTGCGTGCTGGCAAAACGGTCGCTATGTCATTCAGTTACATCGTTTGGGCAACGGATACGTTTAACGGTGAGCAGTTCGGCATGGCCGGCAAGACGATCGGCGCGCTGCGGCGCAACGTGGTCGGGCCGCTCAAGCGCATGCTGCGGAGCCGTGGGTATACAGTTCACGACGACCTGACGGCCAACGTCCTGATGGTTCGTCGCGATCTGAAGGTCAATTACTTTTTCCTGTTTGGTGGCAAGGACGAGCGCTCGCAGGACTTAATTCAGGGCATTACTCTTGCAGGCATGTTCTTCGACGAGGTCGCCTTGATGCCAGAGAGTTTCGTCAACCAGGCGACGGCGCGCTGCTCAGTAGACGGGGCGAAATTCTGGTTCAACTGCAACCCGGCGGGCCCGTTCCACTGGTTTAAAGTGCAGTGGGTCGATCGCCTGCGCGAGAAGAACGCCTTGCACTTGCATTTCACAATGGACGATAACCTCTCGTTGTCGGAGCGTGTGCGCGAGCGATACCGGAACATGTATACTGGCATCTTTTACAAGCGATTCATCCTCGGACTGTGGGTACTGGCCGACGGCATCATTTACGACATGTTCGACGATCAGGCGAATACGTTCGACGATGAAGACCTCGTGCCTGGCTTTAAGATGCTGGCGCGCCGGTATGTCGGCATCGACTACGGAACCAGCAACCCGATGGTGTTCCTCGACCTATGGGACGACGGCGACACGATCTGGCTCATGAAGGAATACTACTACGACGGCCGCGCCAAGGGCGTGCAGAAGGAGGACAGCCAATATGCGGAGGACTTCGTACAATTCGTCGCAGGCGACGACGATCCGATCTATACGGTGCTTGACCCTTCTGCTGCTAGCTTTAAAGTTGCGCTCCGCAACAAGGGATACCGGGTAAGGGACGCGGACAATGACGTGCTGGAAGGCATCCGCACGGTATCTACACTGTTTGCCAAGCGAAAGATACGCGTACACCGCCGGAATTGTCCCAACACCATTAAGGAGCTTGCGTCCTATATTTGGGACGAGAAGGCAGGGCAGCGTGGCGAAGAGAAGCCGGTCAAACAGCTGGATCACGCCTGCGACGCGCTTCGGTATTTCTGCAAGACTATTATTCCGGCTCGCCGGTTGTGGGCTGCCTGAGAAAGGAGGGATACCTTGAGCAAACGGAATCGACGCCGCACCCAAGACGTACGCAAGCCCGCTTCGCAGCCGCAGGAGAAGCTCCCCCGCGGACTGACGACGGATGCCTTTCAGAATGTGCTGGCGCGCCTTGGATACGGCACGCCGAACCTGCTGGAAGGTACGCAATACCCGCTCACGCGAATGTCGTTTGATTTTCAGACCTTGAATAGCTTGTACCGAAGCCATTGGATAGCGCGACGGATCATCGATACCATTCCTGAGGATATGACGCGCAACTGGATTACGCTCACGTCGCAGCTGCCGCCGGACGAGATCAACAGGATCGACAAGCTCTGGCGGACGAGGCGCGTGAAAGCCAACATTCTTCACGGGCTGAAATGGGGGCGGCTGTACGGCGGCGCCGGAGGGCTTATCCTGATCGAAGGCCATGAGGACATTCTCGACCAACCTCTCGACTTCGACATGATTATGCCCGGAGCGTTTAAGGGTCTTATGATCCTCGATCGCTGGTCCGGCATATCGCCCGGGCCTGATCTTGTGACTGACATAAACGACGTCGATTTTGGGCTGCCAGCCAGCTATCAGTTAACGCTGGAGAATGGCACCCTGTTGGATGTCCATCATAGCCGGGTGGTCCGTTATACGGGCCGCGAGCTGCCGTACTGGGAAAAGGTCGCGTCGATGTATTGGGGAGCGTCCGAGATCGAAGTCGTCTTCGAGGAACTGAAGAAACGCGACAACACGAGCTGGAACATCGCGCAGCTCGTTTTCCTCGCCAATCTTCGCGTGCTGAAGATGGACGGGCTCGGTCAGGATCTTGCGATTGCCAATGACAAGGTGCAACAGGACCTGTACAACACGATCCAGGCGCAAAATTGGCTCATGAACAACATGGGTATGTACCTGCTCGGTAAGGACGACGGCTTCGAGACCCATCAGTATACATTCTCCGGTCTCGCCGAGATTTATGAGAATTTTATGATGGACGTCGCCGGAGCGTGCCAAATTCCCGTCACGAAGCTGTTTGGCCGCTCCCCTGCCGGCATGAACGCGACGGGCGAAAGCGATATGCAGAACTACTACGAGACCGTGCAGCAAGCGCAGGAGACGACGTTGGCGCCGATCCTCGACAAGCTGCTGCCGATCATGTGTATGTCGGAATTCGGAGCGATTCCGGACGACATCGACTACATGTTCAATCCGATCCGGACGCCGGACGATAAGGATGTCGCCGATCTGGCCAAGAACAAGACCGACGCCATTCTCGCCGCGTACACGGCCAGCGCTATCGGCCAGAAAACGGTGCTCAAGGAACTCAAGCAGCTCGGCGATACGACGGGAATGTTTACGAACATCACGGACGAGGACATCGAGGCCGCCGACAACAGCGTCAGCCCCGGCGAGGTGTTTCCGGGAGGTGACTTAGGCTATGGCGGATCTCTGGGCACCGAAACGCCGGATCGAGGAAGCTTACCGCAAAGCACTCCGGAAAGTGCTGCTGGGTCTGGCGGATTCCTTGACCGATTACGACGATCCTTTGGGTCTCGTTAGGGCGATCAAGCGGTTTTCGTACAGCCGGGACTTTGACCGGTACGCCGAGGCGACGGCGACGCAGCTCGTGACACATCTGTTTACTGATGCGGGCCGAACCTGGCGGCAGGCAGCGCGGGCCAACAGCCGCGGCCGAATGGTTTACCAGGCGCTGCGGCGCGAGATGCAGGGGCCACTCGGCGGAGCGATCAGGCACCAGATTGAGCGAAACGCCTCCATCATTAAGTCGCTGCCGCTCGATGTCGCCAAACATGCTACCGAACACATATTAAGCGAACACCTACGAGGAGCCCGATCTGACGACATCGTGTCGCAGATTCAGGGCTTATTTCCGCATTTCGCGGAAACGCGGGCGCGGCTGATCGCGAGGACCGAGACAAGCAAGACGTCGACGGCGCTCACACAGTCACGCAGCCAGCTGGTCGGAGTGCAATGGTATGTGTGGCGAACGGCTCACGATGGCGATCGCGTCCGCGCATCACATCGGATTATGGAGGGAGTGCTGGTGCGATGGAACATCCCGCCGAATCCGGAGGCGCTCGAGGGTGAAAAACACGCTTACGGGCATTACCACGCCGGTGAAATTTTCAACTGCCGCTGCTATCCCGAGCCGGTAATCGATTTGAGCATGATTAGCTGGCCGGCGAAGGTGTACTACGGTGGAGCGATTCAGCGGATGACGCGGTACCAGTTTGAGCAGATCACAGGGTGAGGTGATAATACGATGTTTCGAGCCATACGTGAGTTCTTCGGGAGAACCTGTAAAGACTGCGAATACTATTCATGGCACCGCGAGGAAGATCGTTTGCTACCCAACAAGAAAGTGATTGAGGGAAAAATGGTCTGCGAATCGTGCGAAAAAATGGGTTGCCGGCTTAACGATTTGAAGCCATGTAAGATGTTCCGAGACAGAAGCCGCACTCATAATAGCTTTCACGCTTACATGGTTCATATTGGCCAACCGTGGCCTCCTCCCCCACCTAAAGGCAGCAGCAACATTAAAAGGCCAGATTGATTTTCCCAAGCGTTTGGGATTTTCGCCGGAAAGGGGGTGAAAGCCACGATGAAAGCCTACTACGGTTCGCGCTTCAGCCCGAACATGACGGAGACGCCGGAGGGCTTCCTGGTCTGCCATAACGTACCGATCGCGCGCGTCGGCTGGTACGAGTATCTCGGCGAGGAGATCGGAGTGGACGACAAGCGCGGCGAGGTCGTTAATGTCTACCGTAGCCCGGAGGAAGTCTTTGACCCGGGAGCGATAGCGAGCTTCGAGGGCAAGGTGTTAACAGACGAACATCCGCCGGACCTCGTCACGCCGGACAACGCGAGCCGATACGCAAAAGGACACGTCCAGAATGTGCGACAAGGCTCCAAAGCGGACAGCGATTTGCTGGTCGCCGACCTTGTTGTCACGGACCAGCAGCTGATCGACGAGATCCAGGACGGAAAGCGCGAAGTCTCGGCGGGCTATGAATGCACATATGAGGATGCCGGCAACGACAAATATCTGCAGAAGCAAATTTGCGGTAACCATGTCGCTGTCGTGAAAAGCGGCAGAGCTGGAGACCGCGTTGCGATAAAAGATTCCAAGCCCACGAAAGGAGCAAAGAAAATGAAGAAAATGAGTAAGAGCATTTTGCAGGCTATGGGCTTTAAGCAGCTTATGGCTGATGCGGAGCCGGAAGAAATCATGGACGCCCTCACGGCGATGACGAAAGGCGAGGACGATGCTCCGCCCGCGCCGCCGCAAGCACCGCAGCAACAGCAGGACCCGGCTATGCAGCTGCTAACCGAAATGAAAGCACTGCTGCAGCAGCTCGTCCAAGGTAAAGCTGCTGACGCTGATCCTAAGCCGGAGGATGCGATCGACGCCGCGATCGAAGAGCTGCAGAAAGCTGGCGACGATGCTGGCGAAGAAGAAGAAAGCCGCACCATCCCGGCAGCGTCGATGGATGACGAGGGACCTGTATCCAGTCCGGAAGATCGGCCGACGAATCCGATTACCGGCGACAATGCCTACAAGATTGCAGCGCTTAAGGCGATGAAGCCGATTATCGCTGCAATCCCGGACCCGAAGCAACGGAAGATCGCCACCGACGCGATGCTCGCCAGCATTAAGGGTAAGCCTCCGGTGAACACGTACGGCAAGATCAAGCCGCAGAAGCCTGCGCAAGACAGCAAGCCGACCGCTGATGCGCGGGCGCAGCAAATCGCCGATCTCGGCCGTAAAATCGCCGAGCAGTACAACCCCCATTACAAAAAACAGGCCTAATCGGCTAAGGAGGATGATCCAACATGCCAGGAAGCGTAATCGGTCAATCGTTAAATTATGGCTATCCGGGAAGCGTTTCGCGTAGCGTAGACGCCATCATCACGAATCGGATGGTTAAGTCAACGGATACGGATAGTATCAACTTCGGATCTCCCGCGATCCTCAACAGCGACAACACATATTCCAATTTCGGCGCAACGGGTACTGCAGCGACATTCGCCGGCGTAGCGGTGCGCGAGGTTAAGCAGACGACGGACTACTTGTCCGCTGATGGTTCTTATGACCCCGGTCAGCCTTGCGACGTCATCGAGCGCGGTTCCGTCACGGTAGTCTGTAACGTCGGTAACCCGACAGCTGGCGGCCCGGTGTACGTCCGAATCGCGGCGAACGCTGGTATTCCGACCGGTGTAGTCGGAGGGTTTGAGGCGGCAGCAGATGGCACGAACACCGTGCAGATCACGAATGCCAAGTGGAAGACCGGCAAGAAGGATGCGAACAACGTTACCGAGCTCACTATCTTAACACGGAATAATCCGTAATTGAGGGGGATGACAAACTATGGCACCACAGGCACCGAAAGTATTTACGCTTGACGCCGTTGGCGGCGCAATGATGGCGATGGATTCGGCCTCCATTGCTGGCGGAATGGCGTTCTTGACTGCCGAGCTCGAAAAGCGTGATCCGCGTCTTCTGGAACCTCTTGTATCCGTTACGTGGATGCGCGACATCGTGGCCAAGACAGGCGGCGGATGGGTGGATTACACGTCGAACATGTTCGTTGACTACGCCACAACAGGCGGCAACGAGGACGGCATTATCGGCGGCGAAAGCAACGACATCCCGGTCATGCAGGCGAACACGAGCAAGGATGTATTCAAGGTGTGGAACTTTGCGAACATCTTGAAAGTCCCGTTCGTGGATCAACAAAAGTTGCAAAAAGCCGGTCGCAGCTTGGACGATATCCTCGACAAAGGCATCCGCTTGAACTACAACAAGTCGATCGACAATATCGTGTACAAGGGTGTTGCCAGCGCGGGCGTCTACGGCCTTATCAATAATCCTGATGTCACCGCTGCCACAGTGGCCGCCGGAGCCGCCACGACTACGGCATGGTCGACCAAAACACCGGACGAGATCCTGGCCGACGTGAACACGATCATTACGCAGACATGGGCTGCATCGGAATATGATTTGTCCGGCATGGCGAATCACATCCTGATCCCGCCGTCGCAGTATACGTACATCGTCAGCACGAAGGTCAGCACGGCCGGCAACATCTCGATCCTGCAGTTCCTGCTCGAGAACAACATCGGCAAGAACCAAGGCGTCGACTTGACGATCGCACCGTCGCGTTGGTGCATCGGTGCCGGCGCAGGCGGCAAGGATCGCATGTTTGCCTACGTTAACGACGAGGATCGCGTTAACTTCGATCTGACTGTTCCGCTGTCCCGTGTTATGACGCAGCCGCAAGTCACAGAGATGGCATATCTCACTGCTTACGCGGCGCAGATCGGTCAGGTGAAATTCCTGTATACTCAGTGCGCTCGCTACGGCGACGGAATCTAAGGAGGACGAAGGATCATGCGCATTTTCTCGAAACGTTCATTTCAATTCGACCATCCGGCGGGCGAACAGCCTGCCGTGGTTGTTCGATCCCAGTCGTTCGCCGATGTGCCGGATTGGGTTGCCGATTCGGCGATGTACAAGTTGGCGTTGGACGACGAAGACGTGATGCCGATCGAATCTAGGCAGGATGAGGTTAAAGCGGAGCTTGGATCGCCTGATAAAGCAACAAGGGCAAAAGCACGTGAAGCAGCTAAAGCTCAGAAGAAAGCCGAAGCCGAAGCAGCTGCGGCCGCCGCTGAGCAGGAGCGTTTGAAAGCTGAAACAGCCGCTGCCGAGGAGCTGAAGGCACTGCAAGCCAAAGCTGCTGAACTGCAAATCACTGATGCGGACAAAATGGACCGCGACCAGCTTTCGGCTGCGATTGCGGCGGCTTCCGGCGGCGCTCCCGCGCAGCAATAAGGCGGTGACCGCAGATGTCGATCGCCAACGACGGCGAATTGGTCGTGAACGGAATTATCGGGGCGGCTTCCAACATTCGAACCGGAAGCAACCCCGCTTTTTCGTTTTCCGATTTTATCGCGCAATATCCGCAGTTTGGACCCGACTCGAATAGCATCTACATCATACCGCAGCCGATCGTGCAGATGTACATTAACTTGGCCGATGTCTCGATCAAAGAGGCCCGCTGGCACGACTATTGGCTGATCGCAATGGGCTGGTTCGTGGCCCACTTTTGCACGCTGTACCTGCAGGGTGTTTCCGACCCGAACGGCGGCGCTGCAGCCGCGCTGGCGGCTGGGCAGGCCAAGGGGCTCAACACGTCGGAGTCGGTCGGCGATGTATCGGTAAGTATGGATTACAATACCATCGCGCAGGATCTGGACGGTTGGGCGGCATGGAAGCTTACGATCTACGGCCAGCAGCTCGCGACGATCGGCAAGCTAGTCGGAATGGGCGGCATGTACGTCTATTAGGAGGCGACAGAATCGATGAAGATCGAAAAGTCATACGGCTGTTACGTTCTGAGATCCAAAGGATCGGTAGTTTGTGCCGGACTCGGTCTAGGTAATTTCCTAAAGGCGCTACGTTATGCTATCTGGCTGAAAATCACCAGAGCGTGATCGCATGTTCAACGCCTTCGCTAAAGTGACAAGCGGGACCGACAAGTCGGATAAGGTCAAACAGTTGCTCAGCGGGCTTGCAAAAAAGCAAGTTTATGTCGGCATCCCGCAGGGTGCGGACAACGCTCGGGCGGCGGGCACCGGCAATACGTCGAACATCACGAACGCCGAGCTGCTCTACATTCACACGCACGGAATCCGCATGCAGGAAATGCGTGCGGAGATGAATCCGAAGGTTGAGAGCGGCGAGATGACGTACAGCAAGGCGTTCCAGCTCTGGCTGCATACCCACGGCTCGCCGTTATGGCAGTCTCCGCCGCGACCGGTGATCGAGCCGGCAATCGAGCACGACAAGGAAGCAATCGCACGGCAGTTGAAAAAGGTCGCCCAGGCTGTGCTGAATGGCGAGGACCCGACTCCGGAGCTGCAGAAAGCCGGTATGCTCGGGCAGAACGTAGCACGGGCATGGTTTACAAATCCGGCCAACAACTGGGCGCCGAACTCGCCGGCAACGATTCGGGAAAAGGGCAGCGACAATCCGCTCATTGATACTGGCGAGCTGCGCAAAGCGATCACGTATGTGGTCAAAGAAGGTGATTAGATGATAAACGTCGGTCGCGTCGTGCTCAGCCGCAATTTTGCCCAGCTAGGCGGATTTACCGTCTACAGGCAGAGCGGAAACTGGGTTGCCGGCCGTTGGGAGCCGTCAGAGTCGACCCTGCAACTGCAGGGCACCGTCACGGCGATGAACCCGAAGGACCTCGAGCAAGTACCGGAGGGCGACCGTGTAACTGGCATGATGTGCTTCTATTCGACACAGCCGATTTACACGACGCGCGCGGCCGGCGACATCGAGTCTGGCGGCACATCAGATGAGATCGAGTGGCGCGGCGAGCGGTACCGAATTATGTCGGTGCAGCCGTGGCAGGACTTCGGATATTACAAGGCGTTCGGCACGAGGATGGTGAGCGACTAATGGCCGACACGATTTTGACCAAGACGCAGATCGAGGACATCTTCCGTATGCTTACTCTCCAGCTCCTCGGTTTAGATCCTTCCGCGAACGACAGCCGCGTCCGGATGACATGGCCGACGAAGGGTGCGCCCGCTTGGAAGATTGGCGACGATGTCGCGTTCCTCCTCGTCAATTACGACGACGATCCGATTACACGGCAAATGCACGTGGACTATGCCGCAGCAGACGACAGCAATGCGGACCAGTCGACCAGCTACACGCGGGTCATTCGAGTGGACTGGGTTTGTTACGGTCCGCATAGCTTCGAAGACGCCGATGCGATCCGCTCCGGCTTATTTGCTGTTGCCACTAAGCTGACGCTAACGCAAAACAATATGGCGCTGATTACCGATGTCCCGCTCCCTGTCCGTGCTCCTGAGATTTACAACGGGCAGTGGTGGGAGCGTACTTCGTTTTATGCTCGCTTTAATGAGCTTATTATCCGGCATGCGGATATTCCGTACATCCAAGCTGCCGATGTTCAAATTTTGAAGGGGTGATGATTCGGTGACACAATCGCTTAGCAATATCGTGAATGTCACGGTGCAAGTGTCGCCGCTGTCGACGGCCAACAGCGGATTTAACGTCGGCCTGATCGTCGGTGTGTCGACGCACATTTCGGCAGCGACGCGGGTCAAGGAATATAGCAGCACCGACGATATGCTATCGGATGGCTGGACGGGTACTGAGCATGAATACTTGGCCGCTCAGGTGTACTTCAGCCAATCGCCGCGGCCGAACAAGGTCGTGATCGGACGCTGGGACAATACGGATACGGAAACGGCTGTTCAGGCTGTTACCGCATGCCGGGCTGCCAATAGCAACTGGTATGCTGCTTATTTGTGCGACGCGGTCAAGGCCGATATCCTTGCCATCGCAGCGTACATCGAGACGGCGACGCCGCTGTCCGTGTTCTTTTACGATACGCAAGATGCGGATGTACTTGCGGGCACGGCGGGGAATGTGATGGAAACCCTGCAGGGGGACAAGTACAAGAGAACGATCGGCCAGTACAGCACTTCGGCCTATGCCGCTGCGGCCATTATGGGCTACGCGATGGGAGCAAATACCGGCCTGGCTAACTCGGCCTATACGCTGGCCTATAAATCCGAGGTCGGTATCACTCCGGAAGTGCTTACCACTACGCAGGTCAATACGATTCTCGGTTACAACGGCAATGTGTACACCAATTATGGTGCGACGTATGACCTGTTCGTTCAGGGTACAGTCGCCGACGGCACGTCGTTCGACGAAGTTTTGAACTTGGACGTTTTAACAAACGACATCCAAACATCGGTCATGAACGCGCTGATCGCTTCGCCGAAGATCCCGCAATCCGACGATGGCGTCAGCTTGCTCGTGAGCGCAATTACGTCGCCGTGTGCCGCTGCGCGCACTCGTGGGGTACTGGCTCCGGGCGTATGGAAAGGCGGTCCCGTTCTTGGCCTCAAGACGGGAGACACCTTGTCAACGGGTTATTTGGTGCTGGCTGACAGTTTGGCGAATCAGTCGCAGGCCGATCGTGATGCCCGCAAGTCGCCGCCGATCTATGCTGCCGTGAAGATGGCCGGAGCGATCGAGCATGTCGTGATCGGCGTTATCGTCAATAGATAAGGAGGGGAACCGCGTGGCATACACAACATACAGTTTTGAGGATGTGAGCGTTACGATTTCGCATCCATCATTTGGCCAGTACGTCGCTAACGGTCAGGGATTGGGCAGCATATCCACGGTGATGGCCGCAGATCGCACGACGCATGACGTATCGGCGGACGGTTCTGTCATGGTATCCAAAATTAAAAATCGCAGCGGCAGCCACGCTATTGCGATCCAGCAAACTTCCGATCTTCACCGGTGGCTGCTGAAGTTGTTTAATTATTTGGAAACTGCGCCGGCGTCCGAATGGGCGAGTGTTGTAGTTGTCATTCGTTCGCCGCTCATGCAAGATTCGAGCACATCGACGGGTGTCAGCTTTCAGAAGATTGCCGACAAGCCGTATCAGACGCAAGGGCAGCAGGTAACTTGGACGCTGATGGCGGCGGATATTCAGCAAAGCGTAGCTTAGGAGGGCCTAACCGATGCAGGACAATTATAAGGACGTTACGATTAACGGGCGCACGTTCCGGATCCGGAAGTTTAGCGCGAAAGTCGGCGCATTTATGGTATTGAAGGTGACGGGACTGATCGCGCCGCTATTTAAAAACGTTGATCTGAACAAGCTGATGAATGTGAAGGGGCCGGAAGACATCGATCTTTCCACATTCAACTTCGCCGGTATCATGGCCGAACTGGGTAACTTATCCGAGGATGATTTCAACTACATCCAAGACCGATGCCTGCAGGTATGTAGTGAAAGTCTACCCGCGGGGTTGACGCCGGTATTGAATCCAAACGGTTCGTTCGGCGTGTTGAACCTCGAAGATGACACGATGACAGTGCTGGCGCTCACGGTGCATGTGCTCATGTTTAACTTGAAATCCGTTTTTACCGGGAGCCCCTTGGCTTCTCTGCTGGGCGGGCTCTCGACTACATCCCTGCAAGGCTAGTCAACGTCGATGCATTCTTATATGCGCCGGTAATGGCCGGCTTCTGGCGGCAGCATGAAGTGTGGGACGGTACGTACACGCTTGATGATCTGCTGGATGCGCATGAAATGCTGGAAGTGAAGAACGAAAATGAACGCAGGGCCATCGAAGCGGCGGAGCAAAGGAGGGGTTTGCCGTGATTGAGACGATCAAGGATTACCTGGTGTCCCTGGGCTTCGCCGTGGACAAATCTTCGTATAATGAAGCAACCAAGGTCATGGACGAGGCCGGACAGTCCGTAACAAAATTTGCGGGCAAAGCGGTCACGCAATTTGCAACGGCGGGCGCTGCTGTCGTTTCCTTTGCAGTAACGGCAACGATCGGTATCGCGAAATTTTTGGATGGACTCGGTAAGGCCGCGATCCAAAACGAGATTCTTGCACGCCAGCTCTGGACGACGGAGCAGAATGCTATGGCTTTTAACGCCACACTGAAAGCGATGGGCGTAGAGCTGAAGGATTTGTATCTGAGCCCGACGCTCATGAATCAGTTTATGGAGCTGCGCAAGGAAGCTGCTTCGCTTCCGCCTCCGGCCGATTATAAGACGGAAATGCAGCTCATTCAATCCGTATCGTTCGAATTTACTCGGATGAAGCTTGAAGCGACCTACGCGATGCAATGGATTGGGTATTATCTCGTCAAATACATGTCAGGCCCAATCGAGCAGGTTAAGAAACTGCTACAGGACATTAATGGCGTCATTATTAAAGAGATGCCAAGCTGGACGAAGACGGTCGCGCAGGTGATGAGCTGGTTCGCGCAGTTTGGCATTACGACGGTACGAGCGATCAAGGACGTGCTGCGCGTCTTCGATGATATTGGGCAAGGTATTCCGAAAAATATCAAGCTCATCGGCGGCGCGCTCGCTGCGTTGGGGTTGATTATTGAGACGGGCCCAATTGGTATGATGATCGCAGGGTTTACCCTCTTGATCCTACTGATTAACGACTTTTACACCTATCTGGACGGTGGAGATTCGTTGCTAGGCCCTTTTTGGAAAAAAATGCAGGATGCAATAGGTTCGTTTCAAGGCGCCATCGATAGTGTCAAGACCAGCGTCAAGGGATTTTTCGACGATTTGAACAAAAACGGGACGCTGGATAACTTTGTGCAGACGTTCCAAAACACTTTTGACATCATTAAGCAGATCTTCGAAGGAGCAAAGAAATGGGTTAGCGACCTATGGGATGAGCTTCAAAAACAGGGCGTACTGACGGATTTAAAGAACAGCTTTGAGGATGTATTGTTATCGGCTACTAATTTAAGCAAAACTGTCAGCGGCCTCATAAAGCAATTGCTAGGCCTGAACGAAACAAAGAACACATTAGGCGGTATCGGTGATTTGTTAAGTGGAACAATCATAACTGCTCTTGAAACAATAAATGGGTTGCTCGAGTCGATTTCTAGCTATGTGAATGGAATCAATTCGATGTTGAAAGGAACAGCAATAGATAACGCAAAACAAGGAGGAGCTGCTGCTGAAAAAAGGCTAGAAGAAAAAGGGATGGGGTCTGGAAAAGATAATCTTTTTGGTGCCATCATTGACCCTGAGACTTATCGTAGAATAGGAACCTACCTAAACAATATGTTGACAAAATGGAGTGATCCAGATGCTGCGGATCTAACCAAGAGGTTTATAGGTAACTTCGCAAATTCACTTAGTCCGAATCAAACTCCCGGATATATCTATCCGACGTCAACGACGAACAATAACCAGCGGTCTACTGTCAACTTAAGTCAGACCAATAACATCTACGGCTCTGATCCGAAGGCAACCGCCGACGCTGCGCAAAATAATTTCGAGTCCATGATGTACTTGAGAAATTTTAGCGGGGTGACGCGATAATGGACCCGATTCTCGACTTGTCTGCTCCGGAGATTAAGGACCTCGTTTATGCCAAGACGAATATCGGCGGCTGGTTCTTCGATGCCTATCTCAAGCAGACGCATATTAGCCGCCTGACCATCACCGATCATCCGGTGCAGACCGGCGCGGCACTTGCTGACCATGCTTTTTTGCAACCGCGTGAGCTGTCGATGGACATCGGTATGTCGAATGTGGCGACAAGCTTTGTACCCGGTCAGTTCTCGGAAGGATATTCGCGCTCAGTGACGGCCTTTCACGTGCTGACGGAGCTGCAGCGGCTACGGGTGCCGATTCAAATCCATACGCGGCTGAACTTGTATCAGAACATGCTCGTCGAGGTCATATCGGCTCCAGATGATTATACGACACTCGACGGGCTTCGCTGCACGGTGACGTTTCGCGAAATCCTTGTTGCTCAGGTGAAGACTGTGCAGATCAGCGCGCGGCCGCAGGTGACGGACAGCTCGAACCGAGGATCGCCGGAACCGGTGACGCCGAACCAAAGCATTTTAAAACAAATTTCCGGATACTTATTCGGTAACTGAGGAGGAATCTCGATGGCTTATAGAATCGTCCCCCTCACACCGAATGCAAACCAAAATTTCACTTGCACATTGCCTGTAGACGGCAAGAACATCACGTTGACATTTTCTATTTCCTATAAC